TACCCCTGCCTCCCCTGCTGCTACCTCCGCTGAGGAGCGAGCCTGAAGCGCATCAAGCCTACTCTGTTCGAGCTGTGCGCTGGCAGCGGCGTCCTCTTCCATCTGACGCAGGCCGATTTGTTCATAGTCTAGTACGGCGGCTTCCGTCGCGTTCTGGGCATTTCGTTTAGCCGTCTTGTTTTGGCCAACGAAGCCAGCGACATTAGAGCCTACAGACATCACTAGGCCAGCGGCCAGTAGAGTAACCGGGTCACACATTAGCTTGTCCTTTTGAATGGGTAAAAGATGATATTGTCAGGGCCTACAGGAACACCTCGGTCCTCGAGAACCTCGAAGCCCAGCCATCGGATGTACCTGAGGTGGACTTCGTTTCGGCTATCGATGTAGTTCGCTAGGTAGCCATACTTCTGGCCCATGTACTGGACCCAGTATTTGCTCTCCCGGAGGAACTGAAAGCTGATATCCTCAAGAGCAGGCGTTCCGAGTAGCCAAGGTACCCCTACCCCCGGGGGCACCTCTTCAGGACTACTGACGCCAAACATAGCAATCGGGTCGCCATAGTCATCAACAACGGTCCTGCATATGGTACTGGCCAGCCAGCCCTTCATCAGAGCTTCATAGGGGGTATGATCGAAGCAGGCCACTTCGTCCTTGTCAGGCTGACGCATCTCACGTGCAACCACTTCAACATGGTGGGCGTTAGGATAGACTACTCGTCCCATATCTTATGCTCCACATGTTCCGCCACGGCCTGTGATGTCACACACGTCGTGCGCTTCTACGCCTTCCTCGAACTCTTCTCCGAGACGATCCACGGCTTCCTCATAAGGCACCATCGTTAGCGGCTGGCCTCCTCGTGAACCATCAGGGTACACTGTGAAACCACGCAACTGGGGTGCCCGACGGGCCAGCTCCTCGCCAAACTCCTTGATGGTGTCAGGGTTATTGGCATCGCTTCCCCAAGCAGGGAGGTTGATTGTGCTGGAGATGCCCATGTCTACGTAACGCTGTACGTCCGCTTGGAACTTCATGCGCCTCTTGTAGTCTTCAGCAAGGCTAAGAGAGGACTCGATCTTCTCTGGGTTGGCCCCATACAAATCGATTAGTTCCTGGGCTGCACTGTCCACTACGTACTGTGCGTGCCACCTGCTTGCTTTCAGGTATCGCCTCTTGTAGGCCACGGCAAAGATCGGTTCGATGCCGCTGGTTGTTCCTGCGAGAATTGATATGCTGCCTGTAGGAGCAATCGCACGGTTAGCTACTGGTGCACTAATGCCCCAGCGATCAGCGTACTCACGGCTGGTCTTGTCAGACTGCCCCCGGTACACTTGGAGCCAGCTATGTAGCTCAGGTGTTACTTCGTAGCGGTAGTTACGCTGTACGAGCCACTCATGGATGCCCATAAGGCCCAAGCCTAGGCGTCTGTTCTTCTCACGGACTTGATACACCTTCTCATACGGGAGGTCCGCTTTACGGGTCCCCTGTAGCAGGAAGATCGTACCCAGCTCAACAACGCGACGGAACTCTTCCACGCTCTCAATGCGGCCCATGTTAACGGAGCCAAGGTTACATACGTCACTGTCATCTTCAGACGTGACTTCAGTACAGGCATTGCGAAGCGTCTCGTTCTCCTTGTCAAAGAAGTTGAAGCTGAAGCCCGGCTCACCGGTACGGCATGCCTGCTCAACATTGGCCATGAACACATCGCCCGGACCATCGGTCAGGCTCTGGGTGAACCAGTCGGTGTCGTAGTTGATGCTGATGTTGGTATGATCCAACGGAGCTGGGTAAGAGAAGTCAGCTTGCTTGACATCCCACATCGTCTGCTTGGTCCCGGGAACTGCCATAGTGTCCCAGTCCTTAGCTTTGAGAAACTCAGGGATGTCTTGGTGCTTCCAGTTAAGGCTTGCATAAATAGCCGAGCGACGGGAACCACCCTGCATGACAGAGCGACCAATGTTGTCGATCATCTGCATGGCCGGTAGTGGGCCTGAAGACTGACCACCGGTGGACTTCACAGCCGCACCTGCAGGACGGTACTTGGAGTAATCGATACCAATACCACCACCTGTCATAAGGCAGCGCGTGCTGTTATGGGCAATCTGCGCCCAGTCTTCACGGGTATCTTCCTCAGCCCTCAGCAGGTAGCAGTTGTTGAAGAACTTATTAGGACGTCCTGCATAGTACAAGTAGCGACCCCCGGGGATGAACTTGAGATCAGCGATCATATTGATCATCTCATCAAGAACATCCTTGGGAGTGTCTGAGCCTTCCATAACGTCGTGCACAAGGGTACGCGCTAGGTCAGCCCACGTCTCGCAGCCCTCGTGCCGATACTTGTGATTGAAGATGTCCTCGGCGAACTTGGAGCGAAACATTGGGTTGGTATTACTACGGAAGGTCAAGTTGGTTCCCCTGTTATGTCGAGAGTCTGCTTGCTCTCTTGTTGTATTGCCCTTCCCATTGACCAGACAGAATTGCTGTTGGGAAGTGACTGTCCGACTTGAGCGTGATTGTCACGTCGGTGTTGCGTCCTAGGACACCAAAGTTGAACTCGCCGTCCTCTATGGTAGGTGCCCCGATTTCAGTGAGGCCGGTCACTGCTGACCTCATTTTGTAAGTGTCCAGACGACCCCTCTCGTTGCTTACCTCGATGTCGAAGTGCCCTGTCCGGGCGTACATCAAGTGCATCTTTGTGATGGTCAGGCGGTGGTCTGTGATGACACGGGTGTTCTCTTGGCCACCCAAGCGGAGCTGAGGGCGTGAGAGCTGGACAGACATCTCGTAGGGCTGGCCTACATAGAAGGTGTCCGATGTTTTGTCCCCATCGACGGTGATGGTACTGAACCCGCCACCGGGTGTACTCACGCTTTCAATGGGAATAGTAGCCCCATCAAGGTCTACCACCCGGAGATTGTCCGAGGGTGCGCCATAAGGGAGCTGGATAGTGGTCTTGTCGGTGACGCCATTGTACACCAGAGAGCAGCTTGTTTCTCGCAGGCGGCTGTCCAGTAGGGTCTTCCACCCTTTTCCGGTATCGACCGGGGCGTCCTCGAGCCTTACCTTCTCAAAGAAGATACCATCAGCCCGTTGCAGGATCAGGTACAGGTCGTTCCCGAGGAACTCACACCCGAGGATCGTAACGTCGTCAGCCATCTTCCACTTGGACCACGCCGATTGTCTCTTCTCGGTACGCTCATAGTGGAACTTGTAGGTGTAGATAGCGTTGCTCTCGCCGCTGGTAAGGGCGGCAATGAAGTTCTCGTCCCCGTTACAGGTGAAGTGGCTCAGGCCAGACGGAATGTACGTAGGGCAATGAGCTGTCACGTCGTCGGACGTGTTGATCCCTGCGTCTTCTCCGATCAGGAACTCACGTACCCCTGCGCTACTGCCTCTCTCGAAGCCACCATACACATTAGTACCGCAGCCGATTGGCCGGACATTCTTGGACATTGAGTAGTCCGTTACCCGGTCGATGGCAATGGTACTAGGCGTCAGGTTGTTAGGAGTATTGATGGTGAACTGAGCGTTCTCCGCCCCCAGCATTACTGTCTCGTTAAACGGAACGGCATGCTCTAGGACAGACACCTTGGTCGCTGTGATCTGTACATCAATCGGGTCCCCATCGAGAATGCTTGTAGCCGTCGTTGGGAAGAAGTTGAAGAAGTCACTGGCCGCTGAGAGAATCACGTTCTCATCCGAGGTGACACCCAGCCGGTTACGGAAGAAGAAGATGTCGCCTAAGGTCCGCCCAATGAATGAAGGGAACGGCACACTGTCGTCGTCACCTGCTTCCCGAGGTGCCCATGAGAGTTGCTCGAAGTTGAACTCACCGTTTGGCTGGCGGATCAGCGCATGAGGCATACTCGCAGGATCAATCTCGATGTCCAGGTCAGGAGCTACGGTCTCGATCCACTCCCCTTCCTTGACCCACTTTACATAGTAGTCGTCGAAGGCGTTGCTAGGATCGCCTGTGATGCGGATAACGTAGTTGTCAGGTGCTTTACGTGGAAGGTCCGTGAAGTTCTGCGTTCCTGAGGCGTTGAGGCCCACCATGGACGTATTACCGAAGCCATCCTCTGTGCTGACCGAAAGATCACCACCAGCCACAGCGTTAGTATCCTCAATGTGGATCACTGAGCCGATCAGGTTGAACGTCAGGTTCGGGAAGTTACTGGCCAGACTAGAGCGGAGCTGCGTAGCGATGTATGCGCTATCAACTTGGGACTCGTTGCCACCGTTGTCACCAGACCAAGCAGGCGTCGTGTGCGACACTGAGCCATTCACGTTGCTACTGGAGATGGTCACGGTGTACGTCTTACCGAAGTTCCCCTGCTTCACATACACCAGCGAGGTGTCCTTCTGAGCCGGAGACTTGGAGCCTGACTTGATAGCAGGAACCACGGTGCGATTAAGGATGAACGTGTAGTCAGCTACGGTCACTGCCCTTAGGTCGGCAGCGGTTCCAGTACTGAGGTACGCAATCCCGTTCGGGTTATTCACGACCCGCTCAGAGCCATCCAGATCAAACACCTTGATACCGGAAGACCTCACGAAGGCAATGTGCTGGTTGCTAGCGTCACGGTTGATGACGTGGAGCATAGCGCCGCTTTCGTCAGTCAGACCAGTGAGCTTGGCAATGTACTCCGTGTTAGGGCGTTTGGTCAGGCCCTCGGTCAAGCTAGAGAGTGCGTTGGTTTGGGTCCCTACTTGCGAAGCCAAGCGGATGTTTTCAGCCTGCTCGCTGACCCCACTCACGAATGAGGGGAACTCTCCATCGACCATAGTCATCTTAAATTCTCCGGTTCATTACTCGGCTAGCTCCACCTCGGGAGTTCCGCAGGAGCGTCTTGTCGCTCGACTGCACGTCGCCGCGTCTCATTTCTGCCAAAGCCTCAGACTCATCATACGTCAGGACCTTGTAGTCGTTGGTTCCCTTGCCCACTGAACGGCCATAGAATATGCGGACTGTGCGAGCCTTGATGTACTCTTGGGCGTAGGGAGGGATATCAGCGAAGTCAAGCGACCGGACGATGTTGAAGTCAACGGTATCGGTGAAGACGTCCGTGTTCTCTTCGTAGTCCCAGAGCTTACCACCTCGCCATACATAGGGAAGCGATACGTCGCAGGGGTCCGCCTTAAGGAAGTCAACGCCTTGAAGGATGTTGTTACTGCCGTCCGGGGACAGGGTTACTTCTCTGTCGGTATTAAAGTTCCACCCTTTGAGTAGGACTGAGCGGGTCACTTCATTGTAGACCCGTTGCGCGACAGCCACGAGGACTGAGGTCTGGTCAACGAGGGTTTGGATTGGGGCCTCGTGGATCTCCTCGAGACAAGAGTTGACCACATCTAGCTCGGTCAAGCGTTCAGGTGCTGCCATAGGAGCCTCTCATTTGGGGGTAATAAACGAAAAAAGAGGGGAGCCATTACGACCCCCCTCAAATGGGTGACTAGGTCACATCAGCTTACACTGGTGCGCCTGTACGTACCTCTACGGCACCTTCGACACGGACCTTGCCGTGGCCAAGAGCCTGCTTTGCGACCAGCAGGGTATCCTGATAGTCAACACGGTGACCGGTGCTTTCGACAGCAAGGTCGATCAGCTTCACGGTGCCCACGGCGGACTCATGCATGATCAGTGCAGCAGTCGTCGAGGCGTTCACATCGTAGTCAGTACGGAACTGAGACGTGATATCCGTGATCGGCAGGTTGTTGGTCTTCACAAGCTCAATGCCTGCAATACGAACAACGGAGCCATCAGCGTAGGAGCCACGGCCATCCCAGTCCTTGTTGATCACGTCGGTCGTCCGAGCGAGCAAGTAGTACTGAGCAGGGCGCAGGAAG